ATACTGGCTGCACTTTAGTTGGCACCGCTGCTGTTTCGGCGGCAACATCATGCCAATGGCGTGTCCGTAAGTCTGGTGATGGTACTTTTGTGTTCAACCGCGTCGCAGGTTAACGCGCAAAGAGGGGTGTGAGTTAAACTCACCCCCCTCGCTCTTGAGGTAATTATGCACATCTATCTCAAACACCCTAAGCACGGCAACAAGGTCGCAATCTCCGATTTAGAGGCAGAGGCTGACGTCAAAGAGGGTTGGACACGGTATACTTTGGATGCGCCAGCGCAAGAAGCAGCACCCGTCAATGAGCTAAAACGTCGTAAGCGAGCCGAATAATGCAACAGTTCTTCGATGTAGTTCAGACCCGTTCAGGCGCGGCTATTGCCGACGTAAAAGTAACGGTTTACAACTCATCGGGAGGTGCAGCTACGCTCTACAGCGATAACGGTGTCACGCCAAAAGCTAACCCCGTCACAACCAATGCTGACGGCGAGTATTCTTTTTACGCTGCCAATGGTACTTATAGCGCAGCGTTTAGCTCATCTGCGTACGTTAACGAAACCCGTACGGGCATCCAATTGTTTGACCCCGCCGATAGCGCGGCGTCTAATCAGGTCGCATACACCCCCGCAGGGGCAAACGCAGTTGTAACAACCGTACAAACCAAATTGCGTGAATCAGTAAGCGTTAAAGACTTTGGTGCTGTGGGCGATGGTGTTGCAAACGATACGACGGCTATTCAAGCTGCTTTAACTTATGCTAATAGTTTAAGTGGAACTACCATTTTTGTGCCAGAAGGCACTTATAAATGTACTTCAAGTTTAAATATTTATGCCGGCACCACGTTAGAAGGCGAAGGCAAAACAAATTCTATTTTGAGTTTTAACAATACTGGGGATGGAATTAAATCTACTTTTGCAATCAATAGCTCATCGGCTGCAAATATCAATTTAAACAATTTAAGAATTATAAACACCAACGCATCTAATATTGGCGGTGGTTATGTTGATGTTGGCGGTACTTTTGTAAATGTTTTTAATTGTTATTTTACTGGCTGGAAATACGGAATTATTTTTGATCAAACTGAAATTGCAAGTATTGATCTTTGTGAATTTATTTCATCGTATGTAGGAGTTTGGCTAGTTAATGGTGCTGACCATACTGTAAGCGCACTGCCGTTTTTTACAAATAGAATTACGATTAGTCGTAATGGGTTTAACTCAGCACCTGCCTGTATTGCAAGTATTTTAGATGATGGTGGAAGTGCTCATTCTATTGTAAATAATAATTTTAACGCTGGCTTAATAGGAATTAGAGCAGCTTGTGTAACTGGTTTGTTAATTTCAGGAAATGAAGGCGAAGTTCAACTTGATTGCGATATTTATTTAACTGATACAACTTATGCAGGTCAATATTATAATCCAGTAAGCGGATTTGAAATAAGTGCTAACTTGTTAATTTCAGGATCAGGCGGCAGAAATATTGCTATTAAAAATGCAAGCAATGGCTCTATTGTAAATAACTTTTTTGGACAAGCAACCGCAGCAATTGCTTTTATTAACGGGTCGGCTAATTATTCAACCGGCGTTGTAATTGAAGCAAATAATAAGCTATTGTCTTTTGTTTCTCCCGCCGTTTTACCTGTTGATTTTGTAACTGGCTTTGGCACAATTTTAACTCATCAAATCATACGACAAGTTCCTGTAACTTATGTTGTCAATTCTTTGTCTGCGGGAACGGTAACAGTTACACCAGCAACAATGGAGTTTATTTACCCAGGCTCTAAATTCATGGCAATGAATAACAACAATACTGCCGTTGAATTTATAACGGTTACGTCAACAACCTCAACAACTTTTACTGCAACTTTTGCCTCAAATAAAGCAGCTAATTTTGTTCTTTATGGAACAACTCAAGCAGATCAAGTTCAAGGTGTTTGGACTCCTGTTTTATTTGGGAATACAACTGCCGGTACAAATACTTATTCTGTGCAAAAAGGTTCTTATTTTAGAATTGGAAATTTAGTTACTGTTAGTGGTGAAATTACTGTTAGCGCAAAAGATGCGGCAATGGCTGGTAATTTATTTATTAGTGGTTTACCTTATTTTCCAATAACAGCAAACAGTTACACATACGCAATTGCATTTACAGGTTTTACTTTGTCTACCGGATTGACCAATATTGTTGCTTCTACAAACGGGACAAAAAGTTTGCAATTGCTTGCTTTTGGTTCGGGGGCTGTAGCAAATCTCATCCCCGCAACAAGTATAGCTAGTACTACTTGTGCCATAAGTTTTAGTGGCCAATATTTAACAAGCGACTATTAAATGAAATGCTATAAGTATCATGGCTTTCACATCAATTTGTTAAGGTAATACGATGACAATTCTAGCCGGTACAGTTGCGACTTACACAGCGGGAGATCAGATCAACGGTGCTTTGCGCCTGATCGGTCAACTCGCTGAAGCCGAAGAGCCGTCTGCTGCGACGGCGCAAGATGCGTTGGCGTCGCTCAATCAAATGATTGACTCATGGTCAACTGAGCGCCTGTCCATCTTTACAACCCTTGAGCAGGTGTTCTCTTGGTTGCCAGGGCGCATTAGCCAAACGCTTGGCCCCTCGGGTGACTTTGTCGGGCAGCGCCCCATCCTGATGGATGATGCCACTTACTTTGTCGACCCCGCCAACGGCATTTCGTTTGGCATTAAGCTCATCAATCAACAACAGTACGACGGTATTGCGGTAAAAACAGTCACAAGTACCTACCCACAAGTGATGTGGATCAACACCAATTACCCCAACATTGATATGCACGTCTACCCTGTGCCTACCAAGGTGCTTGAATGGCACTTTATCAGCGTTGATCCGCTAGACACACCTGCGCTACTCTCGACCACGTTGGCGTTCCCACAGGGCTATTTGAGGGCGTTTAAGTACAACCTAGCGTGTGAGATTGCCGCTGACTTTGGTGTTGAGCCTAGCCCCCAAGTGTCGCGCATTGCGATGGCGTCTAAGCGTAACCTGAAACGCATCAATAACCCAGGCGATATCATGTCCTTGCCTTACTCAATTGTGGGGACGCGGCAACGCTACAATATTTTCGCTGGAAATTATTAATGAAATCGCCTATCTTAGGCAGCGCCTATGTGACTCGCAGCATCAACGCTGCGAACAACCGCATGATCAATATTTTCCCTGAGATCATTGCCGAGGGCGGTAAGGAGCCTGCGTTTCTGAATAGAGCGCCAGGGCTGCGTCTGCTTACAACCGTGGGTACAGGCCCTGTGCGAGGCTTGTGGACGTTTGATAACAATATGTACGTTGTGTCGGGCAACACGCTCTACAAGCTAGATATTGAGTACAACATCACAACGCTTGGCGTGGTTGCCAACGATGGGCCGGTGTCGATGACCGATGACGGCATCCACCTGATGGTGGCGTGTAATGGGCCGAGCTTTGTCTACAACGCTGACACCAACGTCTTTGGTCAGATTACTGACCCCGACTTCCCTGGTGCTTTGACCGTGTCGTACCTTGGTGGCTACTTTGTGTTCATTGAACCCAACAGCCAACGAGTGTGGACGTCTACCCTGCTTGACCCACTCACCATTGACCCACTTGATTTCGCAAGCGCAGAGGGCGATCCTGACCACTTGGTGTCATCCATTACCGATCACTCCGAGGTTTGGTTGTTCGGCGGCAACTCTGTCGAGGTTTGGTACAACTCGGCGGCAGGTGGTGCAGGGTTTCCGCTTTCACGCATTCAAGGTGCGTTTAACGAGATTGGTTGCGCGGCAACATTCTCGGTTGCCAAGCTAGACAATGGTTTGTTTTGGCTTGGCGCAGATGATCGCGGGCGAGGCATTGTCTACCGTTCACAAGGCTACACCGGTGTGCGTATTAGCACCCACGCTATCGAATGGCAGATTCAGCAGTACGGCGACATCTCGGATGCGATTGCCTACACCTATCAGCAAGACGGTCATGCGTTCTACGTTCTGACATTCCCCACAGCGGAAGCCACTTGGGTGTTTGACGTCGCAGCTCAAGCGTGGCATGAGCGGGCAAGTTTTAGCAATGGCGAATTCAGCCGCCACCGTAGCAACTGCCAAGTATCGTTTAACCAAGAAATTATTGTGGGCGACTATCAAAACGGCAACCTGTACGCCTTTGATCTAGACGTCTACTCGGATGGCGTACGCCCCCAAAAGTGGCTACGCTCATGGCGCGCGCTCCCCACAGGCACCAACACGCTCAAGCGTACCGCCCAGCACTCGCTGCAACTAGATTGCGAAACGGGTGTGGGCGGTGACACGGATCCCCAAGTCATGCTGCGTTGGTCTGATGATGGTGGTCACACATGGTCAAACGAGCATTGGAAACCAATGGGGCGCACGGGCGAGTACGGCACCCGCGTCATTTGGCGTCGTCTTGGCATGACCATGAAACTTCGTGATCGGGTCTATGAGATTTCAGGCACCGATCCGGTCAAAATCGCCATCATGGCGGCTGAACTTGATGTGGTGGCAACTCGCGCATGAACTCTACCCAAATCCCTGCACCTCGGGTGCCTGTGGTTGACCCCGCAACTGGTTTAATGTCACGGGAATGGTTTCGTTTTCTTAACAACGTCTATGAACAATTAGGCGGCGGCACAGGTGCTGCGTCCGGTACGTTTACAACAGCCGATTCTAAAACCGTGACGGTTGTCAACGGCATCATTACAGGAAT